GTTATTCTCGTAATACCGGATCAGTTCTTCCACGTCCTGAATCTCATCATCGTCACTCAGACTGTTCCAGTAAATCTCCAGATACCGGAATACTTCTTCGATCTCTTCTTCCCTCAGAAGTTCTAAAACAGCTTCCCGCACTGCCCTTTCATGGATCTTTTCTTTTACCTCTTTGTTCCGATGGAACGGGTCTAACTGGAAGCACGTACTCTTATCTTTTACTTTCTTAATCCACGATGCCCCATCTGCATTTAAGATCCTCTGGCTTACTTCATCCAGATTGAACTCCTGTGCGATCACTGCCTCCCGGTATTCCTGGAATTCTTTTGCTTTTGAAAAACCAGCAACTACTACTTTATTTTCCAGGGCATAACGCTCCGGACCGGTTTTTCTCCAGCCATCATAAGCGATCCCTATCTTGATCTCTGCCTTATCCTGCTTTTCCTTTTTTCTGTCTTTGCCCTGCAGTTTGATATAAACTCCATCTGCTTCTTCAAACAGGACAGGAACTTCTTTTTCCCCTTTTACATGACCTTTCTTATATTCTTCTGTCAGCGTTGCTTCTTCATTGTAGACCTTTTCCCCTAACGCCTGGATGACGTTCCATACTCCCATTGCACTGATGGTCTGTCCTGTCATCTCGCTGACTTTCGTGGCACATTCCCTGTAAGACAGCTCCGTGATCCCTTTTACCAGCAATTCTGCCATGTTTGTTGAAATCAGCCCCACATGGTCCAGTTCCAGTGTTTCATCCAAAAGATACACAAAACGTTTGGTGCCATCTTCCTCTATTACCTCATAGACCATTCTCTGATAAGTCACTTCACCATACACGGTTTTTACGGTTGTCTGTCTGGCACCTTTATTCCGGTACTTCTTCTTGTCCCTGTCCTCCATCAGCATCCGGTCATACCGTTCCAGGAATTCTTTTGTGAACTCTCTTCCGATCTGGCAGACCCATGCATAAATATTTTTCTCTAACTCCTTGAATATTACACCATTTTCCTTTATCATTGAATTCATCATACAGACTCCTTATGTTTTTTCTCGTCAATTAAACAATAAGATAAATCTGTATGATTGGGAAGAGGTTTCGATCTCTTCCCTTTATTTTTGCCAATGATAATTATACTCTAAGATTTTATCCTTACCGATACCCATTACTTTTGATAATTTTGACTTTTCAAACAAGTTATCTGTACTGGAGGCTTTTATAACCATTTTTCTGGATATTTTTCCAGGTGCAACCCTGCCTTTCATATCCAAATAAATTCTTTCACGTTCCTGCTTCAGTCCCATTTTATTAGAGAATCTTGCATACTCATCTAACTGTCCTTGGTACTTACACTTTGCAAGCATCACATCATCCGGATCAGCACCGCCTTTCTGCAATAGCTGCACCTTTTCACGCTGTGCCCGCATGGCAGTTTCCATTTGACGCTGTCTTTGCTTTGCTTCATACAGTGTATATTCTTTACCACGGAACTCGGTCGGCTCGCTTTCTTTCCGATTCTGTTCGTCTAGCCAGTCATCCGTATAAGTTCGTACCGATACACCGGGAACAAAAGGGAAATAAGTATGGTAGCAGTTTGCTCCACATAGTCCGGTTACTGTACCGAGTCCACAGACATCATACAATTGCTGCTGACTCCACACTCTGCCCTGCCATATCGTATGCGTTGGTCTCGCCCCTGCGTGCCATTCCACTTCTAAATATTCCGTACCGAGCTTTTCAGCATTATATTCCGCAATCTTCCCAGAAAGCTGTGTCAGTCCGGTCATGACAGCCCGTCTTGCTGCGACCTCGATTCGATTTGCATACCCCGATGAATATTCTATCTGCCGAAGTCCACTATTCGTAAGCTGAGTGACTACCCGCCGGAGAACTGTATTATAATCAAACGCTCCTGTGACAATGTCCATGCAGGCATTATTGAGATACCCACTGCTTTCAATGTTTCATGACCGTCTATGATACGGTACACGAATTTTATAGTTGTATAGTTAATGCGGGTAGTCAGCCAACTGGGAGCCATCATGTCCGCATCTTTTGTTACTGTATATGATTTCATAACATCCATCTAAAAATGGTATAAAAATACCACTCACTCCGAAGAATGGGTGGTATCAGTTATTTTCGTATATACTATCGTGTACTTTTTGAGCCTTTCGTCCAAAGTTGTTATAGTCATAATAATCCGGTAGTTCAAAACCTTTTTCATCTATAAGATTACTAATAGCATCAAGAACTTTTCTTACATCCGTTTCACTTAATAACTCATCGGAATTTTGGAAATTGTCTTTTATAAATTTTCTATCATCGTCTGTGAATATCATTTTATCCCCCATCTTTCTGTGGTGTAGCTTGAATTAGTTTTTTGTCTGTTATACTAATAACAACAGATGCTCGCTTTCCGAAATATTTTTGTCGCTCATCACCGTCACTCATTACTATTTTATCACCAAATCCAATTGGATTTTCAAGTGCGTCTTTAACATCCTGCACAGGAGTACCAAGCCTCATTCCAGGATGAGTTGTTGATGTCTGACCGATTACGCGGTCAATAAAACGAGTTGTAAATGAATCTATCTTCAATCCATTGCTTGTTGTAATACCTACGAGATTGTTCTTAACTTCATTTGCTACCTTCTCATACTGTTTAAAACCAGTTAGTATGTGTATATCACCTTTTTCGACCGCATCTGCTTAACCTTTAAGCAACCAATATCTTTCAGGTTCATTGTACTTTAGTTGCCTGAAAGTGGCAAGTGATATTCCGTCATATTTTAACAGATTTTCATATTTTCTTTTATATTCTTTTGAGTCTTTATCTGCATTCTTAATCATTTCGGAAGTGTACTTAACATTTTGCTTTTTCGTATTTGTAGCAATTCTGCCTTTCATATCCAGATAAATTCTCTCATGTTCCTGCTTGAGTCCCATTTTCTTCGAAAACCTTGAGCCACGTTATAATTACTATCAGAATCCCATATAGAACAACCGCCATTTCAACCGCTGTTCTCCATTCAAAATACAACTTCATCCTATTTTTCTCCATAAAAATACCACCGGCCATATTGACTGGTGGTTGCTATAATCCTCTAATTCCTCCATATATACATCCTTTAGTTTTACATTCAACAGCTATAGAATTACCTCTCTTTTCATAAATAATTTCATTTCCACAACGAGGGCAAATTACTTTTTTTTCGGGGTTGTTCAATTTTTCTTCTAAAACCTCATACTCTTGTTCGCTCATCGTAACCATAAATAAGTCTCCTTGCTTTTTTGTTGTATCTAACACTAACATTGGCTTCTCTTGCTCTATCATATGCATCAAGCATCAACAATCTTCTTTCTTCACCACTAAGATTCGGAGCGTTTATTGCAGCACAATAACTCGCCCTAAACTCATCCCGCCAATCCCCAATTCGGAATTGCGATGGATGGTTTTTGTAATGTCCATAATATTCATGCACAAGCACAGCTTTCTGCGACAAGATATCTCTTACTATATTAGAAGATTTATCCGGAAGTATATCACCACGAACATTTATTTTCATGTTTTTATCTAGAAAACCAGTTTGATTTCCTTGATTAAATCTTAAGATATTTTCAGGAATATCTAGTTCCTTAGCATCTCTCTTAATGCTTTCTATTTCTTCCTTGGTTAATATATAAAACGGGCTAGTTCTTAACCCATTTGACATAGGTCTTTCGAATACATTTCTTGGTTTTATTATATCATTTTCGGAATCTTTTGCAACATTTTTTCTCTGAGTCGATGCTACTCTTCCCCGTCCATCAATATAGATTCTCTCTCGTTTTTCCTTGAGTCCCATCTTCCGAGAGAATACCGCATATTCATTAAGCTGTCCCTGATACTTTGCTTTTTGGAGCATTACTTCCTGTGGATCAGCACCGCCTTTTTGCAATAGCTGCACCTTTTCACGCTGTGCCCGCATGGCTGTTTCCATCTGCCGCTGCCGTTGCTTTGCTTCGTAAAGAGTGTATTCTTTACCACGAAACTCGGTCGACTCGCTTTCTTTCCGATTCTGTTCGTCTAGCCAGTCATCCGTATAAGTTCGTACCGATACACCGGGAACAAAAGGGAAATAAGTATGGTAGCAGTTTGCTCCACATAGTCCGGTTACTATACCGAGTCCACAGACATCATACAATTGCTGTTGACTCCACACTCTGCCCTGCCATATCGTATGCGTTGGTCTCGCCCCTGCGTGCCATTCCATTTCAAAATATTCCGTACCGAGCTTTTCAGCATTATATTCCGCAATCTTCCCAGAAAGCCACGTCAGTCCGGTCATGACAGCCCGTCTTTTTGATTCTCCGCACAATATCCTGGATAATCCTGACTTCAAGATCTGCGTATCTTGCCACAATTTTGCTGGCGATCTTTTCCTTATATTCATTTCTCATATCACTCCATCACCTGATTTTGCTCGGGAAGATTCTGACGGGCCTGCTCGACCAAAAGCAAAAACACACTCTGAAACTTCTCCGTTCTTCCAGCTCACTGGGAAAATATTGGGTGCATCCACATATTCAATTCCAATCTTTCCTGATAGTACGGAGCCGTCCTCGTTCACTTCCGTATCATACAAATACGGAATGTATGCAACTGTTCCGGTGTATGCCTTATACGAGTATTTCTTCGCATTCGCATAGTTCAAATCGCAGAGTGTAGATTTCTTCATATTTTGTGATATAATATTTTGAAGATGCCAGGGTCAAAAGCCCCCAACAAAGGTGCCATATCTTTGCGGAGGAATATTATTTTCATTGATTCTGCACAAGGTACAACTTTTGGAAAATGCACTACGCAATTCAAAACTTGCCAGGATTACGGGACAACCTATATTCCGTTTACCGACCCTTCGGTTATCAGTTCCTTTAATTCGATAATAATGTAGCAACTCTAGAAAGACTAGAAATCCTTTCACATTACTTAAAGAATCCAACAAATAACGGTAAGTATTCCGTGAAAGATATTAGAGATATGGAAGGAAAAATAATAGACACACGTATGAATGATCTTCGCATTTATGAAGGGCGTTGTCCTACATTAAGAGCACAACGAGACGGTGTATTGTATGTTAAAAACCACACCATATACCAGCTGACTGGGTACGAAGCTTTACTTCTTCAAGGCTTTCCTAAAGAATATGCCGACAGAGTTAAGGGCGAGGTTTCTGATAGACATCTTCTGATGCAGGCAGGAAACGCAATGACAGTAAATGTATTCAAACTACTTGGACAATCCATTATTGGATTCCTGGAGGTGAATAATGAAACGTAATTATGATGAATGTGTTACTAAATATTCAGATTCTTTTGTAAGAGTTGTGCTTGACCCCGGATACGTTTCTCGAATCCAAAACTTTGTTACTGAATTGGTTGAGGCTAAGGCCAAGGAAGATCATCACAAGATAGACTCTAACAAGGAAGTCAAAAGATTTACAACTGGCTTTTTAGGAGAGGCTGCACTTGAGAAACTATTCGGAATACCCATTATTAATTGGACTATAGGTTATTCTGGTCTTTATCATATTCCAGATATTCCCGGCTATCGAGTTGGAATAAAAACAGTCGAACGAGACAAGTTTCCGATTATCTTTAAGGACAATTCATATCCACAAATAATTTGTATTAAAAGCACAAAATATAACAATTTAATATTTGTATGTGGCTTGGCTACAAGTAATGTCTTAAACAACTATCAAGATGACGATTTGATTCTTGACCCTAATTTACGAGCAAGAGGAACGAAAACCGGTTTTTATGGATTTGAGCAATTAGTTCCTATTAAGTCATTAAGCGACTTATCTACATATAAAAAATGAAAGCGAGGTACTTTGAATATTCTCGTGCGGCTTGTTGATCCGAAATTCAACCTGTGATAAAGTTTCATCGTTTATGATTTCGGGACGCTCGGGTGCACCTAAATATCCGGAATCACCCTATACAACATGGTCGTCTTTACGAATCAATTTTGAGGTTTCAGAATTTTGTTCTTTGTAGACTTTGGTGCAGCAATCAGGCTCGCATCCACAATCGTTCCACCATGCATGATTAAGCCGGAGTTGTCCAGTCGCTTATTCACATCAGCAAAGATTTTCTCGCCTATTTTGTTTTTCTCAAGCATATGGCGAAACTTCAGAAGCGTTGTTGCATCAGGAACCTGTTGTTCATTAAAATCTATGTGCATAAAAGTACGCATAGCATAACTGTCATAAATGGAATCCTCGATTCCTTCATCAGACAGATTGAACCAAATCTGCATGAGATACATGCGAAGCATGACGGAGTTTTTCTCTAACATCGAGCTGGGCGTCGATACATTCAAAACAATCAACGGCAACGAGTTCACTGTCACCAGCGTGGATGATAAGCATATCAACATCTCCATCCCCGGAAACGCTACAGTAAATAAGCTCACCCTTAGTCTCGACGAGGTCAGGAAGATGCTGGAGTCTGGGCAGAAGTTCGATAAGATAAAGGACGTTACCACATTCTTCGGAAAGTCATACGACCGTCAGAAGGTCATTGAGCAGAATAAGAAGAACGCTGTCCGTCATGCTTATTTCAGAGAATACCTTGCATTGCAGCGGCTGGCGTATATGTTCCGCTTCGATGCAAAGGCAGGTTACTATCTCTACCCGGAATCCGAAGGAACGGATGACTTACGACTGCGGATGAACCAAGGCTCAACATATGAAAAGAATGTGACGCCTCGGGAGGATATAAGCGTTACCAAACACGGATTAAAGCAAGAAAGGACTGTAGCAATTATGTGGTTAAAACTTGATATTGGCGGCATAGATTTTCATTTCCGTATATCAGAATATAAAAAATCAACACAGGAAAACTGGGATGACGAATGGTGCGATGTAGACCTGACTCTTCAATCACGGAAATGGCTGGATTACCACATCAACTCGGACGAGACTTTGCTTGCTCTTGAGGTCGAGGAACTACGGGATTCGATAGATGCACTCTTGAAGGACGGATTGGAGAATTACGAACACAAGGAATGCGTTGAGCCTGATTTTGAATTTCACCTATATCCCAAGGAAGACCTTCGAAACAATCCCAGGTTCACCTATGTCGCACCCGGTCACGAGATTCTTGATGTGCATATGGATTTCTCCGTCACATTCTGGGATCGAGAGGGATGCTTATCATCCAATCGCCTTCTGATGGAATTCGATAGAGATGATTTGGAGAAGCTGTTGTTCTATCTGAATCTTGTAACCAAAGCTGTCAGCAAAGATGATGATACCGTTAAGAAGGCTATTGCTGAAGGATATATTTATGGATAGAATGGTGATTTGAAGGAGGCATAACGTATGCCATTTACAATTGTCCGTCAGGACATAACAAAAATGAAAGTTGACGCAATCGTTAATGCAGCAAACACAGAACTATTGATGGGAGGCGGAGTCTGCGGAGCAATCTTTAATGCCGCAGGTGCAAAGGAACTTCAAGAGGCTTGCGACAAGAAATCACCTATCAAAACGGGAGATGCAGTCATCACTCCCGGTTTTAAGCTGCCTGCGAAATTTGTGATTCACGCTGCCGGTCCTGTTTATAACCACAATAATAAGGGGAAGTCCGCTGCACTTTTGTCATCTGCCTATATAAATTCATTACGGCTGGCAGTTGAAAACAAATGTGAAAGCATAGCCTTTCCGCTTATCTCAAGCGGAATTTATGGATACCCGAAAGATGAGGCTTTGCAGGTCGCAACAACAGCTATCACGAAATTTATCGGAGAAAACGACATCGATGTGTATTTAGCTGTGTTCGATAAAACGGCATTTCAGGTCTCTGAGGAATTGATGGGCGAAGTAGCCAGCTACATAGACGAGCATTATATAGATGCACACGACTTCAGACGCAGAAAGCTGCTTGATGTAGAAAAAGAATCTATTTTAGAAGCGAATGCACCAGTCTTTGGTGCTATGTCTGATGCAATGGAATCGGCGGAGTCCCTTGAGGAATTAGTTGATAATCTTGATGAGCCTTTTTCTGATACACTGTTAAAACTCATTGATGCAAAAGGAAAGACAGATGTTGAGGTCTATAAGAAAGCGAATATCGACCGCAAGCTATTCTCAAAGATACGCTCTATCAAAGGGTACACGCCCAAGAAACCGACAATAATAGTACTCGCCATTGCCCTGGAGCTTTCCCTTGATGAAACAGACGATTTGCTTGAACGTGCGGGCTACGCTCTCTCATGCAAGCAAGTTTGA